GGCTCTACGCGTCCCAGGTCTCTCTGGATCTCCGCGGCAACGCCTACGGGATCATCCAGGACCGCGACGGCCTCGGGTTCCCGCGCCAGATCGAGCTGGTCCATCCCGACGCGGTCTCCGTGAACCTCCGCAACGGCGAATGGGTCTATCGGATCAAGGGGAAGCGCGTCCCGACCGTGGACGTCTGGCACGAGCGCCAGCACGTCGTACCCGGCTCGATCGTCGGCCTCTCGCCGATTCAGGAGGCCGCCGCGTCGATCGGGGTCGCGCTCGCCGCCGAGACCTACGGCGCGGAGTGGTTTGGCTCGGGCTCGCACCCTGACGCGATCCTGACGAACAAAGACCTCGAAGAGCTGGAGCAGAAGGACGCGGCGATCGTGAAGGATCGCTTCCTCGGAAGCGTCCAGCGCGGAGAGCCGGCCGTCCTCGCCGGGGGCTGGCAATACCAGTCCGTACAACTCTCGCCGGCCGAGGCGCAATTCATCGAGAGCCAGCGATGGAGCCTCGCCCAGATCGCCCGCCTGTTCGGGGTCCAGCCGGAGATGATCGGCGGAGAGGCCGGGAACAGCCTCGTCTATGCCAACGTGGAACAGCGCGCGATCGACTTCCTGACGTACGGGATCGGCCCGACGATCGCCCGCCGTGAGCGCGCTCTGAGCCGGCTCGTCCCGTCGCGGCAGTACGTGAAGCTGAACACAGGCGCGCTCCTGAAGACCGACCTCATGACCCGCTACCGGGCGTACGGGGTCGGCATCGGCGCCCACTTCCTGACGCCCGACGAGGCCCGCGAGCGCGAGGAACTCCCGCCGCTGACCCAGGAACAGAAGGACGAACTCGCCGCGATCCAGGTCGACCCGGCGATCGCGAAGGGCGGACCCGCCGTGAACGCAACGAAGGAAGAGTGACGATGACCCTCGCCGAGATGCGGGCGGCGCGTGAGGCCGCGGTCCGCGGTCCCGTCCGCCGGATCTTCGATGCCCGGATCTCCGTCCGCGCCGCCTCCGAGGGGTCCTCGACGATCACCCTCGACGGCTACGCGTCGACGACCGAACAGCCTTACTCGATGTGGGACTGGTACGGCGAGTATTCCGAGGTCATCTCCCGCGGCGCCTTCGCGAAGACCCTGTCGGAGAAGCCCGACGTCGCCTTCCTCCTGAATCACGGCGGGATGACGCTCGCCCGCACGAAGAGCGGAACGCTGGAGCTGGAGGAGGACGAGACCGGCCTTCACCCGGTCGCCCAGCTCGACACGCGCGTCCAGGCCGTGAAGGACATTCAGATCCAGGTCGGCCGCGGTGACCTCGACGAGATGAGCTTCGCCTTCCGGATCGTGCGGGCGAAGTGGTCGCCGGACTACTCCGAGCTTCGGATCGACGAGGTCGACCTCTCCCGCGGAGACGTCTCCGTCGTCAACTTCGGCGCGAACCCGACGACCTCGATCGCCCAGCGGTCCGCCGACGTCCTCGCGCACCTCGACACGCTCGACGAGCGACAGCTCGCCGCGATCGAGGAGCGCATCGCCGCCCGCCGGCTCCCGGCGGACGCAGAGCTTCGCGAGCGCCTGAAGGCCTTCGCGTAGGAGAGCGCACGCCGCGCCGGACCTCGCGCCGGGCCTCCGACGGGAGGACACCACCCGAGGCACCACCCGAACGCGCTCCGCCCCCGTCAGTCAACCGTCCTGAGAGGACACTCGCATGACCCCCGATCAGATTCGCGCTCGTATGCGCGAGCTTCTGGACGAGCGGGCGCGGCTGGAGACCGAAGGCGCGGAGATCCAGGCTCGCGCCGCGGACACCTCCGCCACGGTCTCGGAGACCGACCTCGCTCGCGCCCAGGAGATCAACACCCGTCGGCGCGCGATCGACGGCGACCTGGAGACCCTCCAGACGTCGCTGACCGAGGCCGAGCGCGACCAGAGCGCTTCGGAGCGCGCCGCGGCCATGCGTGCCGCGCTGGGCCTGTCGCCGACCGGCCAGGAGCCGGAGCGGCGCGTCGGCGGCGCTCGCGTCACGGCCGAGGAGCGCACCTACAGCGCAGAGAAGAGCCGGCGCGGTGTCGCGTCCTTCTTCGCTGACGCCTTCCGGATGCGCGAGCACAACGACCCGACCGCCTTCGAGCGCCTGACCCGCCACGGTCGGGAGATCGAGGTCGAGGGAGAGGCGACCCAGCGCGCCATGACGACCGGCGGGTTCGCCGGCCTCGTCGTGCCCCAGTACCTCGTCGACATGTACGCGCTGATCCTGCGGACCGGCCGGCCGGTGGCGAACCTCGTCCAGGGGATGCCGCTGCCGGACCAGGGGATGCAGCTCATCATCCCGCGCGGCACGACCGGCGCGACCGTCGCCTCCCAGGCGACGGAGAACTCGAACGTCTCCTCGACGGATGAGGTCTGGGCGAACCTGACCGTCCCGGTCGTCACCATCGCCGGCCAGCAGGACGTCTCGCGGCAGTCGCTGGAGCGCGGCACGCCCGGCCTCGACGAGCTGGTCTACCTCGACCTGGGCGGCGCGTATCACGCGGAGGTCGACCGCCAGGTCCTCAACGGCTCCGGCGCGTCGAACCAGATGCTCGGCATCCTGGCGACCTCCGGGATCAACGCCTCGACCGCGTACGGCGTCGCGCTGACCCCGGGGCTCTTCGGCCTGAAGACCGCGGGCGGGATCGCCGCGATCGCGGGCGCGGGTACCCGCGTCGTCCCGAACCTGATCGTCCAGCACCCTCGTCGCTGGGGCTGGCTGAACGGTCAGAGCGACTCGACCGGCCGACCGCTTGTCGTCCCGGGCGTGGGCGGTCCGATGAACGTCCTCGCGCTGAACAGCTCGCCGGGGTCCTACTCCGGCGACGGCGACCCCAGCTCGACCAGCACGGTCGAGTCCGTCGGCTCGCTCCAGGGTCTCCCGCTCGTCACGGACGCCAACGTCCCGACGAACGTCGGCACCCTGAACGAGGACGTCGAGATCGTGATGGACCGGCGTCACGCGATCCTCTGGGAGGACGGCGACGGCCAGCCGCGCCAGCTCCGCTTCGAGCAGACCCTCGGTAACCAGCTCACGGTGAAGCTGGTCATCTACGGCTACGCGGCATTCACCGCGGGCCGGTACCCGGTCGCCTTCTCGAAGGTCGGCGGCGCCGACTCGGGCGCGGGCTTCGGCCAGATCGCGCCGGTCTTCTAAGCCGATTCGATCCGCCCGGCCGTCCACAGTGGACGGCCGGGCGATCCGACGGCTCGACCCCGTCCTGAGGAGGACAACGAACGATGGGAACGCACATCGTCGACCCGGCGCTCTTCGTGCCGCCGTCGACCCAGGAGAACTACCTCGACGCGGCCCGCGCCGCGGCCGAGGCCAACGGGACCGACCTCGCCGACGAGTGGGCGAGCATGGTCGAGACCTTCAAGCGCAACCACGACCAGGACGGCGCGAGCGGCTGGAATCACCTCGCCGCCTGGGCCGAGAGCGTCGACCCGACCGCGGCGAGCGGTCCGGACCCGGAGGCGATCCGGGCGGCTCGCGAGCTGACGAACGCGATCGCCGACCCGCACTCGATCGACCCTCCGGCGCTCGACCTGTCGGACCCGGAGGTCGTCGAGACCGTCCGTCACGCTCACGAGTCGATCGCCCGGCGGTCGCGCTCGGTCTCCGACACGGAGGAGCTGGAGGACGGCGACGAGGAGCGGGAGGACGGCCGGCCCCGCCGGACCGCGACCCCGCCCCGGAAGACGACCCGCTGAACCCGAGGAGGCCCGGCGATCCCGCCGCCGCCGGGCCTCCTCGTCCCTTCGCTGCCTGGGAGTGATCCATGAGCGTGATCTCGACGGCGCAAGCGAAGGCCCAGCTCGAAATCGCGGCATCGAACACAAGCCTCGACGCTGAACTCCAGCTCTACATCGACGCGGCGACCGACCTCGTCGAGCGGTTCATCGGCCCGATAGAGCCGCGCACGGTCGTCGAGACCGTCCGCGGTGGGCGGATGCTCGTCCTCTCGGTCGTCCCGGTCGTGTCCCTGACGACCCTCGTCGACCCGCACGGGCTCCTGACGATGGACGTCGCCGCCTCCTTCGTGAACTCCGACTCCGGCCTCGTCCGCGAGAAGCTCGCGACGATCGGGTACGCCGACCCGACGACCGCGACCTATGTCGCCGGCCGGCCGGACTGGGTCGGCGACGCGACTCCGGCCTCCGTGCGGCTCGCCGCGCTGATCACGCTCGATCACCTCTGGGGAACCCAGCGGGCGGACGCGCGCGGCGAGGCCGGTCTGGGCGACCAGTACACCGACCAGCGCGAGCTGGCGCCCGGGTTCGGCTTCGCCATGCCGAACCGGGCGCTCGCTCTGCTCCAGAAGTACCGCGTCCCGACCGGGATCGCGTGATGGCGACGAGGACTCGCATCGGCGCGGCGATCGACGCGCTCCTGGGCATACTGCGGGGTACCCCGTCGCTCGCCCAGGTTGACATAGTCGACGGTCCGCCGCTCGACTGGGGCTCGATCCGCCTCCCGTCGACCCAGCCGCAGAAAGGCGACGGGACCTCCTTCCTCTTCGTCGGCGCCTCGCCCGATGCCACCCTCGCGGCGGAGTCGACGCTCGACTGGAACGCGGCCGGCGCGGTCTCCCGCGACGAACGTCTCCAGATCGTTTGCACGGCCGTCGGATGGTCCGGCGCGCTCGACACGAAGGCCGCCCGGGATCTCGTCCTGACCCGGATGGGCGACGTCGAGGACGCGATTCACGCGGACCCGACGATCGCCGGCTCCGTCCTCTACTCCGAGGTGTCCTCCGTCGATCACCTCGACTACGTCCAGACCGACCGCGGGCTCGCCGCGGTCGCGGTGTTCCGCGTGGCTTGCCGCGCCTATCTGTCCTGAGAGGACGGTCCCGTGTCCCGAGTGAGTGTCCGCTTCGTCGGCGACGAGCCTCGCGACGTCTCGATCCTCCCGGCCGGGACGCTCCGCCGGGTCGAGCCCGACGAGGTCTTCGAGGTCGACGAGAAGGTCGCCGACTCCTACTCCTGCCAGCCCCACCTGTACGAGGTCGACGAGCCCGCGGCGCCCGTCGCGACGAGCGCGGCTCCGGCCGTGAAGGAGAAGTAACAATGGCTGTCGGCTCCGGGATCGGCTCCCAGTTCGGCATCGCGCCCGAGGTCACCTACGGGACGTACGTGGCGCCTACCCGCTTCTACGAGACGAAGAAGGCCAGCGTCTCGAAGGTGAAGAACACCGCGAGCTGGGACGGCCTCGCCGCCGGCCGGCTCGTCGACCGGTCGGACGGCCGGGTCGTCACCACGAAGGCCGCGAAGGTCTCGATCGACGAGCTCGTGTGCACGACGAAGGACCTCGGGCTCCTCCTGTCGATGATCACCGGCTCCGCGCCGACCGCGGTCCTCCAGGGAGCCGGCCCGGCGAACCTCTTCTCCTTCCCGCTCGCCGACACCGCCGGCCGCATGTTCACCGCACAGTCGGGCGTGCCGCTCATCGGCGGGTCCGTCGTCGCCCAGTCGGCGCTGGGATGCAAGGTCACCTCCGCGGAGTTCTCCTGCGGGATCGATGACCTCCTGACCGTGAAGCTCGACGGCGACGGCCGGGACCTGACGGAGTCCCAGACTCTCGCCGCCGCGAGCTACACCTCGGGCCGGAGCCCGTTCCACTTCGGACAGATGGGCGTCAAGGTCGGAGCGACCGTCGGCGCGGTCGCCGCGATCGGCGGCGCTACCAAGGTCGACCTGAAGATCGAGCGCAAGCTGAAGACTGATCAGTTCTACGCGAATAACGCGGGTCTGAAGGAGCAGCCGACGACGAACGACAAGGTCGGCCTCTCCGGCACGATCACCGCGGATTACAAGACCGCGGCCGACCTCGCCGACCGCTTCCGCGACGACACGCAATTCGCGCTGGTCGTCGAGTTCATCGGCGCGAACCTGAACGCGAGCTTCTTCCAGACGCTCCGCTTCACCCTGCCCGCGTGCTTCATCGACGACGGGACTCCGGAGGTCGACGGGCCGGACGTCGTCTCGAATGACTTCAACTTCACCGGCTACTACGACCTCACGAACCCGCCGGTCACGATCGACTACATCACGACCGACACGGTCCTCTGAGTGATGCCCGGCTCCCGCTCGTACGGCGTCGAGGTCATCGGCGGTGAGGAGCTGGGCCGGCTTGCTCGGGAGCTGAAGGAGGCCGGAGAAACCGGCCTGAAGAAGGAGCTATTCCGCGGCCTCGGTCGCGCCGGACGACCGATGAAAGAGGCCGCGCGGCAGGGAGCGCTGGACACGCTCCCGGAGAGCGGAGGCCTCGCGGCCGAGATCGCGGCGAGCCGCTTCACCGTCCGCTCCTCGCTCCTCGGTCAGAACCCGAGGGTCTCGATCACCGCGAAGGGTCGAGAGAACGACTCGCATAAGGAACACGACCTCCGCCGGATGGATGAGGGGACGCTCCGTCATCCCTCCTGGGGTCGCCGCGGCCCGAAGGACTGGCATCCGCAACGGGTCCGGGTCGGATGGTTTACGGACGCGCTGGAGAAGGCCGCGCCAGCCGCCCGCGATGAGATCCGCAAGGCCGTAGACACCATCATCGAGAAGCTGGGGAAAGGTGCGCCGTGATCGTCCGCTTCGTCCAGGATGGACAGACGAGGGTCTGGGACAACTTCAAGCCCGACCGCATGATGAGCCCCGAGGCCGAGGTGATCGAGAAGATCACCGGCCTCTCCTTCGTCGAGTGGGGACAGGCTCTCCTGAACGGCCGCGTCCTGGCCGGCCGCGCGCTCGTGTTCGTCCTCCTGAAGAGGGAGGACCCGGCGCTCCGTTTCCGCGACGTCGCGTTTCCCGTCGGCGACCTGTCGGTCGACCTCGACGAGGACGAGAAGAAGCTCGTCCGCCAGGCGCTCGACAGCGCGCCCGACCTGTCCGAAGAGGACAGAGAGAAGGCGCTCGCCGCGCTCGGGCCGGCTCCGACCGTGATCGAGGCCGAGGAACCCACGGAAGGCCTGGGAAACGCTCCGAGCGGGAGCGAACCCGCCGCCGATACCTCGGCCAATTCGCCGACGTTCTGAGCATCCGCCCCTGGGAGATCCAGCTCCTCACGGTCGCGGAGTTCGACGCGCTCGTCGAGTACCTCGTGAAACTCAACGCTGAAGCAAGGAAGGCGGGTTCCGGTGGCTGAGCGGAACGTGACCTTCCTGATCATCGCGAAGGACCTCGCGTCGAGGACCCTCCGCGACGTCGGCGATTCGAGCGATCACGCGGCACAGAAGCTCCGCGACCTGAACACGATGGGCCTCGGCCCGCTCGCGACCACGGCCGCCGCGCTCGGGCCGGCGCTCCTGCCGGTCCTGGCCGGAGTCACGGCCGGCGCGGTCGGGCTCGGGACCTCTCTCGTCGGCGCGGGCGCGGCGGTCGGAGTGTTCGGCGCGGTGGCGAAGTCTGTCTTCGGCGAGGTGCTGGAGGCCTCGAAGAAGAGCGACGCGCTCCGGGAGAAGATCCACCTCCTGACGACGGAGATCAACGTCGCAAACTCGATGGGCGACGCGAAGAACGCGAAGAAGTTCCTCGACGCCCGGACGAAGGCGACGATCGAGTACGTCGCCCGGCTCCAGCAGCTCCCGGCGCCGATGCGCGCGGCCGTCCTCGGTATGGACCGGATGCGCAACGCCTGGGAGGACTTCGTCACGGCGAACCGGACGCCGGTCCTGAACCTCCTCGCGCGCGGGATGAACCTCCTCGCCGCTGTGCTGCCAAAGCTTCAGCCGCTCTTCAATGTCGCCGCGTCGGCCGCCGGCCGGCTCATGTCGGCGATGGAGGGACTCGTCGCGAGCGGGAGCTTCGACGACCTCGTCTCCTGGCTCACGGCCCGCGCCGGGCCGGCCTTCCAGCACTTCGGCTCGATCGTCGTCAACCTCGGGATCGGGGTTGCCGCGCTCCTGTCGCCCTTCGCGAAGACCGCCGACGGAGTCGTCGCCGGCCTCGACAGCATGAGCAAGGGCTTCGAGCACTGGGCGGCTACCTCCGGCCAGGCCGGCTCGGCTCGGCTCTTGCAATTCGCGAAGGATCAGGGTCCCGCCGCGGCGCGGGCACTCCAGGAGATCGCGGTTTCCTTCGTGTCGATCGCGAAGGCGACCGGACCGCTCGCCCCGGTCTCGATCGCGATCGCGAAGAGCCTCGCCCAGATCATCAACGCGCTTCCCCAGCCGGTCCTGACGTCTCTCGTCGCTGCCTTCATCTCCTGGAACGTCGCGCTCCAGGGAGTCCGCGCGGCGACGATCGGCCTCTCGGTCGTGGCTTCGCTCGCCGGCATCGTCACGGGCCTTACCGCGGCGATCACAGGCTCGACGCTGGCGACCGACGCGAACACCGCGGCAAAGGTCGCCTATGCCGTAGCGACCGGGATCGCGACCGTCGCGACGGGCGCATGGGCCGCGGCGCTCTGGCTCGCCGACGCGGCGCTCGCCGTGCTTCTGTCGCCGATTTTCCTGATCGTCGCCGGGGTCGCGGCGCTCGTCGTCGGCGTGATCCTGGCCTACCAGCACATCACTGTGTTTCGTAACGCGGTGAACGCTGTCGGTCACGCGATCGCCGCGGCGGCTGTCTGGCTCGGCGGCGCATTCATGTCGGCGATCCGGGCGATCCCGGGCCTCCTGTCGGCGCTCGTCGGCTTCTTCGCCGCGCTCCCGATGCGGATCCTTCACGGCCTGATCCAGCTCCCGATCCTCTACCTGAAGTTCTGGCGGTTCGTCCTGGAGAGCGCGTTCTATCTGATCGCCTTCGAGGTCGGCCTCGTCGTCAACTTCTTCATGCACCTACCCGGCTGGATCATGTCGGCGGTCCATGCGATCCCGGGCCTCCTGTCGGCGCTCTGGAACGCGGTATGGAGCCGCGCGAAGGCCGTCACGAAGGCCGGCGCGGACGCGGTCGTCGGCTTCTTCAAGGCGCTACCGGGCCGAGCGTGGGGAGCGGCTAAGTCGCTCTGGTCGGCCGTCTCGGGCGCCTTCGTCGCCGCGTACAACGGCGCGAGGAGCTGGACGAAGCGCGCGACGGACGCGACGGTCGGCTTCCTGGCGGCCCTTCCTGGCCGCGCTGGTCGCGCGCTGGCGGCTCTGCCCGGCGCGGTGAAGGGAGCGCTCGCCGGAGCCGGGAGCTGGCTCCTGGAGGCCGGGAAGGACGTCGTCCGCGGCCTGATCAACGGCATTACGAGCATGGCCGGCGCGGTCGTCGACGAGGCGAAGCGGATCGGGTCGAGGATCGTCTCGGGCTTCAGGGACGCGATGCACATCGGCTCGCCGTCCCGGGTCATGGCTGATCAGGTCGGCCGCTGGATCCCGGCCGGCATCGCGGCCGGGATTACCGAGGGGATGCCCGTCCTCGCGGGCGCCGCGAGCGCGGTCCGGACGAAGCTCCTCGGAGCGCTCGACCCGCGTACGCGGATCCGCTGGGGAGAGGTCTCCGCGGCGAAGTGGGACCAGCTCCTCGCCGCTGGCTGGCGCGGGAACCCTAACGACAAGATGGAGGCGCTCTACGCGCCGACGTCGTCGCCCGAGATCCTCCAGCCTATCCAGCTCGTCGTCGACGGGAAGGTCCTTCAGGAGGTCCTCCTGAAGGTCAAGCGGACGAACCGCGGCCTCGCGCTGGGGCTGGCCTGAGATGGCACGCCCGACGTACCTCCTGGAGGTCGCGTTCACCTCCAGTCCCGCCGCTTCGGTCGCCTCCCAGGTCTGGACGGACGTAACCCAGTACCTCGACGTACAGGCCGGAGTGAAGATCACCCGAGGGAAGACCGACGAGCTGGGCGACGTCCAGCCGTCGACGCTCTCGGTCGTCCTGAAGAACTCCGACGGCCGGTTCACGCCGAACCGCTCGTCGAGCCCGTACTACCCGAACGTACAGGCCGGGAAGTACATCAGGCTTTCGGTCGTCTGGCTGGGCACCACCTACCGGCGGTTCACTGGGAAGATCGTCGAGTGGCCGCTCTTCTGGGGCGGTGGCGGCGCGTTCTACGCGGAGTCGAGGGTCTCCGCCGTCGACGCGCTCGCCCAGCTCTCCTCCGGCGACAGGCAATTTCAGGACCTCATCATCGAGGACATTCTCGACGACGACCCGATCGCCTGTTACCCGCTCGGCGAGCCGCAGTTCTCCCTCTCCGCTGGGGACATCTCCGGGAACGATGCGCCCGCGATCTTCGGGACCCAGACCGGGGTCGGCGGCGCGATCGACTTCGGCGCGGACTTCGTCGAGGCGACCGCGACGACCGCGGCCGTCGACCGGGTCCCGACGTTCTACCGCAGTCGGGCGACTGCGGTCGCCTTCACGCCGGCCAGCGGTGGACTGAGCGCGACGAGCACTCGCTACCTGTCCGCCCAGCTTCGCGCTCCCGTCGTCTCGGCGACAGGCGCGACCGTGATCACCTACGCGCGGGAGTCGACGACTCCACCATCGAGCGGCGCGGTCGCCAGCCTCCAGGCCGCCGACGGCTCTTGGCTGGGAGTCGATAAGAACGGTAGCGGCAACATTACGGCGCGATTCTTCGATGCGCGAACCGGAGTGATCAACGAAGTCTCCTCCGGGATCGGCCTCGGGACTGACGCCCCCGACCAGTACGCCGCTGTCCTCGATATCCCCTCGGCTGGGAACGGCCGCGTCACGTTCTACTGGAACGGCCAGGTCGTCGGGACCCCGGTCACATTCGCGATGGCTTCCGTTCCACAGTGGACGATTGTCAACGTCGGCGGCCGACCTCACGCCACATTCCGCGGTGACGTGTCGTTCACATCGTTCTATAACTACCCGGTCCCGATCGGCGCGATCTTCGCCCAGAAGCAAAGCGCCTTCTTCGGCGAGGACGGGACCGGCGACACCTCGACCTCTCGGATAATCAAGCTGACTGGCTTCCTCGGCCTCCCGCTCCCGACTGTCGGCGGGAGCGGTCCGCAGTCGTGCGGACCCCAGGAGGTCGCGGGCGCTCCGCTCGACGCGATCCATCTCGTCGAGGCGACCGAGGATGGGATCTTCTTCTTCGATGGAGCCGGCGCTCCGGCCTTCCGCCTCCGGAATTGGCGGATCAACCGCGCGGCCGACGCGACGGTCGCCGCCGACATGATCGACCCGGGCTCGGTCCAATTCCGCGGCGATAACTACGGCCTGACGAACGACGTCACGGCCTCGCGGAGCGACGGCGCGACCCAGCGGGTCGTGAATGCCGCCTCGGTCGCCGCCCATGACACGGTGAAGGCGAGCATCACGGCACTGTCCACAACGGACGCCCAGCTCCGGATCCTCGCCGCCTGGCAGGCAAACGTGGACGGCCAGCAGAGGAACAGGATCACCGGGATCAGGGTCTCGCTCCTGAACTTCCCCTCGATCATCCCCTCGATGCTGGGCCTCGACGTCTGGAAGAAGCTCCGGCTGACCGGCATCCCGACGGCCCAGGCTCCGGCCAGCTCGCTCGACCTCATCGTCGAGGGATGGTCCGAAGTGATCTCCGAAGATGACTGGTCGATGACGCTCACGACCTCGCCGGGAGAGCGGGTCGACGTCTGGCAGATCGGAGTTGCTGGTCACTCCGAAATCGGTACGACGACGACGATCGGATACTGAGAATGGGAACCGTACCGACCCCGCTCGACTGGGCCGGGAACGCTGGCAATCTCGCGACAGCCGCCATGCTTCAGGCCGGAGTCGGCGACGTCCTGAACTTCCTCCTGAACCCGCCCGGTTGCCAGGTCCGGAGGACGACGGTCCAGTCCATCCCGAACACCACACCGACCGCGGTCTCCTTCGATGCCGAAGACCTCGACAACGACACCATGCATGACCCGGCGAGCAACCCGACCCGGATCACGTGCAATACGCCTGGCCGCTACCTGATCTCGGGCATCTATGGCTGTGACCCGAACGCGACCGGCCAGCGCGAGCTGCGCATCGTGAAGAACGCGACCGGGACCTCGATCTCGGGCGCCCGGGTCATCACGAAGCCCGACGGGACGATCGGCTCGGTCGTCGTCTCTCCGACGATGGAGGTCTCCCTCATCGCTGGCGACTTCCTGGAGATGTACATCGTCCAGACCTCCGGCGGCGCGCTGAACACAACGGCGATCAACGGGGTCTTTCCGATCCTCCGCGCCCGCTGGGTCGGGCCGTGATCACCGTAGCCGCG